GCGGAACGCCAGCGCGCCATCGACACCAACGAGGTCTGGGTGCTGCAGTGGTATCCGAATACGCCGGTCGGGTTTTGCTATGTGGCGGCGGCATCGCTTGACGCCGTGCTCGCGGCCGCGAAGGCGTGATGACCGAGACGATGCCGTGATGGGGCACCAACGTCGACCCGTCGCGATGACGGCGACGCGCGCGATCTATGCGAGCGCGGGCGCGCCCGCGCAGTCCGGCACGGACGCAGGCGGGTGTCGGCTCTGTGGCGCCTCCGGTGTCGGTGTCGCCTGGGCGGACTGGGTGAAAGAGACCTTCACCGATCACGATCGCGTGTGGCCGGGGGCAATCGTCTGTCAGGCGTGTCTGTTCTGCACCGACGATCACAGCACCGTGTTGCAGCAGCGCACGCGTCGGGACAAACCGCAGCGCATGCGGAACTACTCGCACGTCGTCACGATGTCCGGTCGCTGGCTGCCGCTGATGAAGAACGAGAAGCGCACGCTTACAGCCGCCTTACTCGACACCGCGGATCCGCCGATCGTCGCCGTCATCAGTCTCGCGGGCCAGAAACATCTCGTGACACGCGCACGGGTGGGCTGGTGGCAGATCGAAGAACAGACAGTGCGACCCGATCCGGAGGGCCTGGCGCAGTTGCTGCCGCCGATTGTCGCGCTCTACAGTGCCGGGGCGACCAAGGGGATGATCGAGTCGGGCCAGTACAGCGCGGGCGTCCTGCGCCAACTCGATCTCGCGGCGTGGCAGGCGGCCGAGCGCGTCCTGCGTCCGTCGCGCGGCTCGTGGCTGTTCGCGCTGGGGGTGTGGCTGGCGCAGAAAGAGGAGACCGATGACCGAGATGCACGACACGGACCTCGGCAAGAAGCGTGAGATGGGCTGGGGTGCCGTCATCGACTGGACGGTCGAGGCCTGTGCGGACGATTACAGCGTCACCGGACCACAGGGGGAGCTGATGCGGCCGATCCCCGATCCGGCGGGGACGGTCTATGGGATTCGACCGCCCTATTGGCTGCCGCGGCATCAGGTGCCGTGTCGTGTCCCGGGAGGCGACTCGTGCGCCTGAGCGACGATCGCCTGCTCCCGGTCAGTGTCGTCGCTCGTCGCCTTTGCGTCTCGCCGCAAACCGTGCGGAACTGGATCCGGGCGGGCCGAATCCCCAGCGAACGCACGCCGACGGGCCGTCTGCGCGTACGCCTCTCCACGCTCATCGCGCTCCGCACGTCACATTTTGCAAAATCCGAATCGACGCCGCGCGTGAACTGATCTGTTTGCCTCCATCCTAGTCATCGGACGCCGACGGCTCAGCGATCGCGTCCATCCAATCCAATCCGTTGCGCAGCCTTGGGGAGTCCATCACGAGCTGTTCCTCCCGACGCCGCGGACGCGCCTCGTCATTCGGTGCGAGGCGTCCGGCCTCATCACGTTGCGGATTCTGGAGGGACGCTCGTCAAGCGCAGGGTAGTGCCATGCTGACACGCCGTCAGGCCGTGCTACGAGCCACGCCCGAACTCCTGGTGGAGCTGTGCAAACGGAAGGGCGAACCGCGCTCTGTGGCCGTCACCCTGGACGCCTTGCCGGATGACACGCGGTTCATCCGCGCTGGCCAGGACGCCACCGGCGATCTGCTGCTCGTCGTCGAGAGCGAGAGCTTTCAGCCGGTGCCGATCAACGAGCGCCTGCCGGAATTGCCGCTCCCGGTGTTCGAAGTCGTCTGGCCGGAGCGAGCGCTACAGCGCACGGGCGAGGAGCCGGTCTGACGGGTGCCGAGTGCCTTGCTGCGCCCCTGTGCCCAGCCTGGCTGCCACGAGCTCGTGGAGCGCGGGCGCTGCGCGGCGCATGCCGACCACGACGACCAGCGCCGCGGCAGCGCCGCCGAACGCGCCCGCCACCAGTGCGACGGCGGCGACCGCGAACGGTTCTTCGCGCGACTCATCGCGCTCGGGATTGCCCCCGTCTGCGGCGCGCGGCTGCCTGGCGCACCCGTGACCGATGACAGCCTCTGCGCCGCGGAGGGCCTGTTGAACGGCCACCAGCGCCACGTCGACCACATCGACCCGCCGGCCGGCCCCGACGGTACCTTCACCCACTTCGAGGGCGCGCCGCAGGTGCTGTGTGGGCCGCGCTGCCACGCGCGAAAGACCGCCACGAAGGACGGCGGCATGGGCAATCCGATTCGAGCGCGAGGCGCGGCGTGACGCACACGTGCGAGCAGTGTGCCGGCGCGTTTAGCAGGTCTCGAACGAGCCGTGACGCGCTGAGATTTTGCTCGAAACGCTGCGCCGGTGCATGGCGGACCGCGCAAGCGATAGCCCGTCGATCGGCCGCGCGGCAGCGCCAATGCCTACAGTGTTCGATGCCGTTTGTCGGCAGGGGGCGGCTCTGCTCGGACACATGCCGTCGCCGCCGCGCGACGCTAGCGCAAACAGCCAGAACAGCGGCTAAGAAGATGCGTCGGCCGCTGAGCGTTTGTCGCCACTGTCAAACACCATTTCGTCCGCCCTATGGTTCGAAGACGGTTCGATTCTTCGGGAAGTACTGCTCAGATCAGTGCCGAAGAACGACGATTCGAAAACGGCAGGCTGCGTTGGACAAGGTGCGAGGATGTCGCGGAACACACGCCCATCGCGCTAAGCATTACGGCAATCCTCGCGATTGGACCCTCACCAACCTGGAGGTGTTCGAGCGTGACGGATGGCTCTGCCAGCTGTGCGGCCGCGCCACTCCGAAGCGGCTCCGCGGCACGTGTGACCGGCGCGCCCCAGAGGTCGATCACATCATCCCGTTGTGTGCTGGCGGTGGTCACACACGGGACAACGTGCAATGTGCCTGTCGCGAATGCAACGGAAAAAAGGGCGCCAAGCCATTGGGTCAGCTAAGGTTATCGGTCTGATGGGATATACGCCTGTCAGTTTTGTTTTCGGAGTGCCGCGAACGACCGCGGTGCAGTCAGTTTTTGTTCTTTACGGGTTGGGGATTGTGGCTCCAACCCGTATGGTGCGCTGACGTGCCAGGGCCGCCGCCGAAGGATCCGAAGCTCCGGCAACGGAAGAACCGAACGTCGACGCAGGCGACCTTGCGAATGCCTGACGTTGACCCGCCTGGGAGCCCGTCGTCGGCGAATCCGCCTGGTTTGCCGCCACGCGGCACCGGCGAAACGCCCTGGCACCCAGACACGCAGACGTTTTGGCGCGAGGTATGGGCGTCTCCGATGGCGGCAGAGTTCATTGCAGCCGACGTGCCTGGTCTGATTCTTGTGGCGCGCCTGATCGACCGGTTCAACTACGGCGACGTCAGTCTAGCCGCCGAGATCCGTCTGCAACGGCAATGCTTTGGGCTGACGCCGCTCGATCGGCGCCGGCTGCAGTGGGAGATCGAGCGGGCCGAGGCGGCCGAGCGTCGCCGTCCGACCGGCGGGCGTTCAGCGGCACAGCCGACCGGCGTGCGTGACCCGCGGCGGACGCTTCGGGCTGTGAAATGAGCGTCCTGGCCGTTCCGGAACTGGAAGCGAAGCCGTGGCCGACGCTGGGGCCACTCGTCTGCCAGTTTATCGAAGAAAACCTTGTTCACGGGCCGGGCGATCTGCGTGGCAAACCGGCGATTCTCGATGACGAGAAGCGCGGGCTGATCTACCGGATGTACGAGGTGTTCCCGAAACGCCACGCGCAGGCCGGCCGGCGACGGTTCAAGCGGGTCGCTATATCACTACGGAAGGGCAGCGCGAAGACGGAGCTCGCTGCCTGGATCGCCATCTGCGAGTTGCACCCGGACGGTCCGGTGCGATGCGCAGGATTCGATCGTCGTGGAAATCCGATCGGAACCGGCGTGACCGATCCGTACATCCCGATGGTGGCCTACACGGAAGAGCAGGTCGAAGAGCTCGCGTACGGCGCGCTCCGCGTCATTCTGGAAAACTGCGCGCTCAAACACGACTTCGACATCGGTCTCGAACGCGTCATGCGGAAGGGCGGCGACGGCAAGTGCGAGCCGATGGCGTCGTCGCCGAGTGGCACGGACGGCGCGCGGACAACCTTCCAGGTGTTCGACGAAACGCACCGCATGGTGCGGCCGCGGCTGAAGGGCGCGCATCGGACGATGCTCGCCAACATTCCGAAGCGCAAGTTGTCTGACGCGTGGAGCCTCGAGACGACGACGGCGCCGGCGCCTGGCGAGGGCAGCATCGCCGAAGACACGATGCGGTTCGCGCAGCAAATCGCGGAAGGCAAGATCAAGGACCCGAAGCTGTTCTTCTTCCATCGGCAGGCCTCTGATGGCCACGACCTGACAACGGTACGCGGCATTCGTGCGGCCGTGCGTGAGGCCTCCGGACCAGTCGCGAGCTGGTCCGACATCGATTCGATCGTCGAGCAGTGGAAGGATCCGACGGCCGACCGTGCGTACCTCGAGCGGGTCTGGCTCAATCGGCTCGTCCAGAGCGCCGAACGCGCGTTCGATGCGATGAAGTGGTCGGCCCTCGTGAGACCGGGCTATGAAGTCGCGCCGCGGTCGAAAATTACGCTCGGATTTGACGGCTCTCGGTACCGCGATGCGACCGCGCTCGTCGGCACCGAGATCTTCACCGGATTTCAATTCGTGTGTGGTCTCTGGGAGCGGCCGGCGCATGCCGTGAAGTGGGAGGTGCCGAAGGAAGACGTCGACCGGGCTGTGCAGTCCGCCTTCAGCACCTACGACGTGTGGCGTCTCTACGCCGATCCGCCGTATTGGGAGGAAACCGTCGCCTCGTGGTCTGGAAAGTACGGCAAGGACCGTGTGATCGAGTGGTGGACGAACCGACAGAAGCAGATGGCGTACGCCGTCCGAGCCTTCGCGAACGCGATCAAGGATGGGAGTCTCTCACACGGCGGTCATGAGGGCCTGACCCGCCATATCGGCAACGCGCAGAAACGGTCAATCGGCCAACAGGACGATCAAGAGCAACCGCTGTTCACGATTCAGAAAGAGCGGAAGGACTCGCCGTTGAAGATCGATGCGGCGATGGCGGCCATTCTGTCTTGGCAGGCGCGCTGCCACGCCATTGCACTCGGACTCAGCCAGCCGGTGCGCAAGCGTCGCGCACCGAGGATTTGGACGCCGAGCGGTTTTGTTCCGGCTGGTCCTCAAGAGGAGACCACGCATGCGACACCGTAGCGCCGCCGTTATGGCGGCGCTGTTCGGCCCGAACGGTCTCGAGCGCGACGAGCTGTTGATCGTCGTCGGCCTGGCACTGCTCGCGCGAGGGTTTTGGCTCGCATGGCCTCCGGCGGCGTATATCGTGCCAGGCGCGTTGATCTTGTGGATGGCCCTACCCTCGCGGTCCGCATTCATCGTGCGGAAGCCAGAGGGGCCCGAGAAACCGTCCCGGAGGCCGCATTGATGGAGTTTCTCGTCTACGGCCTCGTTGATAGCCGGCAGCCGACGGTAATCAGATACATCGGCAAAACGTCCAACGCCCGGCGAGCGCTCAGGTTGGCGCGGCACATCTACGATGCGCAACGTGGCGAGGACACGTACAAGGCGCGCTGGATACGTGCAGTGCTGAAAAGCGGCGGTGCAGTTGTCGATGTGGTGATTACAGAAGCAGCGACCGATGATGAAGTGAAGCGGCTGGAGGTTCTTCACATCGCAAGGCTGCGCGCGGCCGGTGCGCCGTTGACGAACACGACCGACGGTGGTGACGGAACGTCAGGCCACCCGTGGACAGACGAACGGCGTGAAAAATTCAGGGCTTCAATGCTTGGGCAGAAGCGATCGCCCGAAGCGCGGCAGCGTATGCGCGACGCCAAACTCGGACGGCGACACACGGCAGAAATCCGCGAGCGCATGCGAGCGGCCAGGGCGCATCTCAAGGGCGTGCCACGGTCCGAGGAAGTTCGTCGGCGGGTCAGTGCGAGCAAAATGGGGCATCCAGTCTCGGCCGAGACACGCCGCAAGATTGGCGATAAACAGCGCGCATTCCAAGCGCGGAGGCGGGAGATGCGATGGGCTTCCTGAGTGGTCTGTCGTCAACGGTCGCGATGCCGCGCCTACGCGCCGACTCATCGTCAAATTATTTTTCGAATTTCTTCGCGGGGAACGACACGCCCGATGCCTGGGTCTCCTCGCTGTCGGCGGCCGGCGTGAACGTGACGCCGGAGCTCGCGATGACGCTGTCCGCCTACTACTGCGGCGTGACGACGATCGCGTACGACCTGGCGACCCTGACGCTGCAGACGTTTCGGTACCGGGACGACGGCGGCAAGGATCGGATCCGCGGCCGGGCCGTGGACGCCCTGAACGGCGGCATCGCCGACCTTGCGTACCTGTTGCAGTGGGCGCCGAACGACTACCAGACGGCGACCGAGTACTTTGTCGGCCAGGTGGCGCAGTTCCTGCTGCGCGGCCGCGCGTACGCCGAGATCGTCGACGGTCCGAACGGCTTTCTCGCGCAGCTTCTGCCGCGACATCCGGATCGCGTGTTTCCCGAGCGCCTACCCAACGGGCGGCTCCGCTACAAGCTGATCGAAGGGAATGGCCAGCCGCGGTACCTCACGCAGGACGAAATGCACGTCGTCCGCGACCTGTCCACGGACCCGATCTCGCGGCTCTCGCGCGTCTCGTATGGCGCCGGCGCCATCGGCACGGCGCTCGCGGCCGAGCGGGCGGCCGGGAAGTTCTTCAAGTCTGGCATGACCGCGTCCGTGGTCGCCACGTACAAAGGCGATATGGAGGACGAAGACGAGAAGGCGCTGCA